CGTTGTGCTGTACCTTCGTACTCTCGGAGTTTGACACCCTTACTGGCTAGTTTATCTGCATCTTCTGGTTCTAAGGATAAGACCAGTGAATACTTACCAGTTGATTGACCCTGATATTCTTCATGTTCGTCAAGGTTTGCGAACGCTACGTTACCTTCTAGTACTGCCATAGTAATTTACCTTTGTTAATTAATTAAAGATTACTTAAGTATACTTTAGAATATATCTTTAAAGGTTATAAACTAAAGTACATATGTATAGTATATCATGTTTGTTTACCGATTGCAACTCCTATATAGTCAATTTGAATTAGGTACTGGTAATGTAGGAAAACTAGTTATTACTCCTAATTATACCATTGTCTTCAGCTATTGACCAGTTCTCCTCTATAGCCTCGTCTGATGCTGAATGACAATCTGAACATAAATCTAGAAACTCATTGGTCACTCTATCACGCTTCCTAAGTTCAGCCTCAGTCAGTATAACGTCACAGGCTTTACATCTACTCATCTTCTCCAATCTCCTTGTATGGTCTTCCGTAGGTAATCACTAGGAATGGTAACAGGACTACTACTCCCTCAAAGGGCATTGTACTATGCTCCTCTGTTTCACTGTTATATGTCCATACAGGTCGACTATCAACAAACTCTAAGTCTACACCCACTCCGTTACGTAATTCCACTGTAAATAGTTTATTGAATACTATTGCATTAATCATTGTACTTCTCTCCTAGTCTAGTTTTAACTTCCTTAATACGTTCTTGCATTTCCTGCTTGCCTATTGGCGGGTATAACTTTGCTAGTCTCTCTGCCTCCTCTCTCGCTTCAATTCGTCTTAGTGATGCCTCATCTTCATCAAAGGGCTTCTCTGTATAACTCTCATAGTACCCCTTACCTTCGCAGTAATCACTGTAATCATAACTGCTATCGTCTTCGTATCTACTCATTTATAATATCTCCTGAAAGTGTTTGTAAATATGCGTAAGCATCTCCGTAGCCTGACAGATATTCTGGTGACTCGTCAGCATCGCTAACTGGATACCCATGTAGCGCATCGTACTCCCCGCGCTCGTAGTCTGTCAACTCTTTAAAATACTGGTACATTGTTAAATACTTTTCATCAGCCTCATCTTCTAACTGACTTTGTTCCTGATAGTCTTTGCTCATTGTTTTATCTCCCCTTTACCGAAACTTGAACGCCTTAAATAATCACTTAACTTCATAGGCACAAGCGTCCACTCTATAAAATCAGCCGCAGTATATCTATGTCCATAAACGCAGTCAATTATTTTCCCGTCCTCAATGATAGCTAGATTAGCCGTATACTTGTCGCCATTGTCATCAGCACCCCATATTTCTACGTGATACTCATCAGCTACTGCCTGTTTATCTCCATACCTTATTAGTGGTACTGGTATTTCCTGAGTCTTCTCAGCCTCAAGCCATGCATGATGGCTTAATTGTGGTCTAGTCATTGTCTTAACCTCTCTACCAATTATGTATGACACCTGCAATTATAAACAAACAGGTAATAAAATTCAAGCCTACAATTACACTACGCACAATGGCTATGTAATCAGCTTCTCGGTCTGTAGCACCTGACTTCTCGCCTAGTGCTTTAACCCATATACGCCATAGCTTTAATAACCTAGCCAATTCAGCACCTCATCGCTAATATAAACCTCTTTATACCCACAGTCAGCAACAAAGTCAACAAACAATAATCCGTGCTTTTCTATCTCCAACTGCGCCTCTTTTCTACTTACCTTTAAGCCTCTATAATCTTCGCTAGTCATGATATAACCCCTGTAAATACTTGAATAACCACCATTGCATATATGCCAGTGATTGACACATTCCACAATAGCGCGCGTATCTTGTCGCGTTTTTGTTCTCTCTCAAACTGTTTCAATGCTAAATATCGTTCTGCTGTATAATTCATAAATACCTCTTATTTTTAGTTCTAAGCCGTTTTAAGGCTAACATATACTATCCTACTAATAAACACTAGAAAACGCCCTACAAGGGAATACAGGGCGTTCTATGGTGCTTACTCCTATTGTGCACCCTTGATTCGGTTGTCGTGTTCAAGGTTGTTGATGGCTTCATTGTAGCCTATGACAAATCCAAGCATTTCTTCCTTGCTCTTGAAATTCTTGAGGTCATAGCCGTACAGGTGTCCGAGCGTAATGCTGTGCTTGTTGAACCTCAATCCCTCCTCAAGTATACGCTCCCTCGTTGCTACATGGTCGAACCCGTAGTGCGCTAGGTTGTTTTCAAACTTGACACACTGCCAAGCGTAGAAGTCCCCCTTGTCACCGAAACGCATGTGAAAGGACATTTTTTCTCTGCCTTCCCTAAACTCTTTTTCTCTTTGCTCGTAGAATGCTTCTCTTTCAGTTTCGTAGTCTGTTTTCATTTTATTTACCTATCTAGTTAATTAATATAATAGAGCCTACTGTAAACCAATAGGCTCGATATATTAACTATGCTACCTCTGATTTTTCGTTGTATGAATATCTGTACTGTAATTCGTTCCACTCATTAAAGTAGTCGTCTGACATCTCAAAGTGCTGATTCCAGATTTCGTTGTATTTTTTAGCCAGTGGTTTGTAGTCTGGGTGGTCGTATACCAGTGATTCAAGATGATGTTTATCCATCTCAGTAAAGGTTTTATCGTAAAAGCGTTCAATGCCTTTCAAGGTCTGGTGTTGTTCTTTGGCTTCCTTAAAGGTCTGAATATCACCAGTCATCAAGTAATCCATCTCAAGGGCTAATTTAGCCGTCTCTGTTTTAATATGCTCCTCAAGAATCAGCTTCATAGTATCGAATTTTATCTCAAACATTTTGTTACCTCATAAAGTTAAATTAGTATAATCGAGCCACCTCCTCAAGTGGCTCTGTTATATTAACTCACCTTGTATATTGCAATTACTCTACGTCTTGAACCCTCAGCAGTCCAGTCCTCACATACACCATCGCGCACTGCAAGCACATGACCGCGAACGTATACTAGATATCTACCAGTCCACCGCTTGCAAGCCGTCAAGACGTTGTTAAGTGTCTTACCTGAGTAGATAGCCGTTTTATCGTAATCGCGTTCTGATTTCAATTTAAACTGATTCAAGACCTGATGTTGCGTCATTTGTCGAGTACCTGTACGAATGCGTCTACCTTCGCGCTTGTAAGCATGGAACGCTTTTCCGTATGAAATATCAGCGACAACCGCAACCGCTAACACTGAACAAAAATTTGAGTCACCATAGTACCTACGACCAATCTTAGCCAGTTCTGTATAGCTATGTTTGTAATGTTTCATAAAATCACCATTAAAGTTATTCACCATAAACAACCAATCGATTGCCTATGGTGAACAACCTTACAAGTCAATACGTTAAGTGGTTGGTAGCCGTTGTTTAACACCAGTGCCTAAGCACCATCACCGCAAGCAGATAACCCATATTAACCTGTTTGGTTATTCGCTCAACCCAGTATGTTTTTCCAGTACATCAAGCCATAGGCATACAATGCAACAAGTCCAACGCTATTGGTTGAGGTCACTAGCCAGTCGATTCTTGGTGTCTCTCTAACTACCACTCCTATGGCGCGGTGTAGACACTAAGTATTGCTCCCAAATCAGCTGTGTTGCTAGTGATTGGTAGCCACTATACTGACCCATCAAACCGCTGTCAACAACTTTTTGAATTTTTTTTCATATTTTTTTGCATAAACCGCTGTAGCCCAGTGATAGCAAGGGATTGAGCCGTAAAAGTTTTTTTCAATGCCTGTGTGCGCGCCTGTGCGCGTAAGGCGCGTAGGTGTGCCTGTGTGTGCGTAACGTGCGCGTATCGCCTGTGTGTGCGTAGGTGTGCGTATGTGCGCCTGTGTACGCCTGTGGGTATCCGCGTGCACACTCACGCTTGCCCGTAGGCGTACCTGCCCGTCTGTTTGCCTATGGATTCCCGCGGCTTGCAAATGTCAATCCCACTATTTCCGCGGGGGCGGGGGGCGCGCGAGCCTTATGTTTATTCTGTAGTTACCACCTGTATACTAAAAAAGCCAATATTCAATAAAAAGAATTAATTGAAGTTTATCCTCTAAGTTATTGTTTTACTTAGGTATTGTGACGGGTACTTAAGTATGACAAATATTAATACAAAAGGACAATATTATTACTATTAGTTATGGAACTAAAAAGTTGGCTCGCGGGTCTAATTTAACTAATAAAGTACTTGACATTACGTTATAAATATGCTATAATATACTTATAGTATAGATTAATTTAAAGCCTTAAGGATACTTAAGTAGTCTTAGATATTATACTTTAATGATTATTCTTTAAAGTTAAATACTAAACGCGTCCCTAAGTATACTTAAGATAACTTAAGGAGAATACAATGGACAATGATACAGCTACTCCGAAAAGGAGAAGGGGCAGACCTAAG